TGTGGGATTTCTGCGGAGCTTTTCAAAGGTAGCTCATCTTTGAAAAGCTCCGCAGAAATCCCACATTGAAATAGCCATTTGCTGCATCTGCTCCGGCGTTATACGGTGGCCCTGATGGAGCACTTCCGCTACGCGCTTGTACCATGCACCCATTCTCGAATTCTTGTGCTCGCTCGATCAAAAAAATTCTGTGAGGGACGCTCTTGTATGTGGGATTGTATGGCAACACGAACTCTGTACGGTAGCGGACCACTGCACTTGGTATTGCTGGATTGCGCGAGTACTCAGAGCCAGAAAATGCCGCATAATTGAAATCGAACAGTGCCTCCGCTACCTGGGTAGATTTGATTTTCAGCATAAGAGAATCCACACTGGGGAAATCCACTGAGTCTATCCGAAATTTCGCAGAGGTAATGCCGAGGTCATCATATTGTGCCTCGATCACCTCTCCGGGTGACAAGGAAGCATATTTAAAATTCGTTGAGAAGTCAATTTTAGAGACGGGATAAATATTGTACTTGGCGATCTCCGCCAGGCGCTTCTGTGCGGTCACAATATCACGGAATCCCTTCAGATCGAACGATTTTTCAATCACGCGACCGGCACTTTGAATGCCTGCATCGCTGACAAATGGCGAGGTCATTCGCTCACTGAAGTCTTGAGCCTGGTCTATAAAACTAGCCCGCAGGAAGTTTGGCAACTGGGAATATGATGGACGCTGGAGCGAGAATTCGTAAAAATCTTTCGTGGTAATAGCCTTGGTCACTGCCTGGCTAGGATCGAAAGCCTGGATGGCATATTTCCCGGAACTGTTGATGAAAAAAGTACCATCCACCTGGGCAAATACTGTATTGATACATTCGTGCAGGTTCTTCTGTTCAGATAAAATCAGGTTAAGTCCATAACCCTTGCTGGCCCAGAACGTCGCTGAATTCGAGAAAGAGTTAAAATCAATTTCATTGGCAGCGACACCGGCCATAAGGAGTAAGTCGTAAATGATAGCCGCCGGATTAGAGCCATTTGCCAAGTTTTCACTCGGTAGGCCAGTTGCTAATATGCGCTCTACAATGAAGTGAATGGTGGGAACCTGAGTAGTATTGTCACCCAGGTCGAGCCGACGATAGAAAATATGAACGATACTACCTAATTTATTGGCATCCGTGACATAAGCCGATGGAGATATTTCGGTTGTACCATTATTATATAGCGTTTCTGCCGTCTCTACAGCTTCGCGGTTATCATTGACATAGGTATCAACCAGGTTGACATATCCAGTCTTGACAGCAGCTATGGTCTCCCACACATCAAGGAAGTATTTATAACCTGCGACCTGTTCTTCTCCGCCACCAAAACCCTTACCTCCACCTTCAGCCTGCATCCTGATCTCAGTTGTAATGAGATTGCCATAGTAAATAATGTTGCCGGGCAACCTGACGCGGCCATAAATGGCGGGAACTACCGACCCTTCTCTAGCCTGCGTAATACCAAAGCTATCCAACGTCTGTGGTGATAGAGTATTTTTCTTCTGCTTGCTGGCCAGGTGGAGAGCATAGATAGAGGCTGCGGCAGAAAGCGCAATAGATATTCCAATTACGATGAGCGGTACTGCCATTATTCAGCCCTCCAGAAGCTATAGACCCGACGCAGATATTTCAGATAGCCTTCAACAGATTCTTTTACGACCCGTTTTGCTCTGGTATTCGCATGGACAATTTCATTGCCCAAAAGCTTGATAGCAACATGGTTGATGACTGGGCTCTTGATTTGTAGACAAAGGAGATCGCCAGCTCGATTAGATAGATCGGTCTCCGACATCTGATATGTCATCGCTGGATTGAGATAGTTTGCCAAGTAATAATCTATTGCTTCGACAATTGCATTCTCCCGTGTGAGATACCAGGTCGGAGGATAGTAGCCATAGTCCACAATCTGAGTGATTTGAGTGATTATGCCGATCTCATAGCAGAGGTTCTCCACAAAATGAACACAATCTATGCCAAGGCCGATTGTCTTTCCCCCATGCTGATAGGGTGTCCCTACCCAGGCATTGGCTCGGGCCTGAAGTATCTGGAATTTTTCGTAATCGTCATCGAAATAGTGCTGGCTCATGCGGTTTCGGTTTCAATTCCATAAATTGCCGGATTATGCGAAGGGATAAAAGGCATCCCCAGAAAGTTTGTGAAGTTGTTGAACTTTGTCTGGCACGTTGATTTGGCTTTGTCGCATCCTGGCCAGGCAATCACCTCTCCGCCGGTTGCCAGACTGGTGGCCGGGAAGGGTGTTTGGATCGTAATTGTGTTGCCTACGTGTGCCGTGATTACCCGATAATCCCCATCCGTCGTTTTCACTTTCCCCCAGGCAAAATACCCGTCTGGCTGTGCATCGAAGGCAGCGTGCTGTATCGTAGAGCCTGATACGGTCACGCCTTCGGCTGTAGTTCGATAATCGAATTCATCCAATTTACAGCCATCATCGAATAGCGCATGATTGCAGGCGGACTGGTGGACTATCCGTGGTACTAAGGCGGAGTATAGTCGAGATGCCGATTCGCAAGCTACCTCGGCTCCGGCTTTTGTGACCACGATTGAGAGTACCTCCCCGGAAAAAATCTTGAAGTAGGCTGTAGGATCATTGAGAAACCAGCGAGTGATTTCAAGAGCGACCCGCTGCACGGGATAGTTTGCGACAAACTTTGCGGCAAACTCGGTCAATGGCACAGTTACGCGCACTTGCACGGGCTTCAAATCCACCTCGCTACTCCACTCGTTTCGCTTTATCGTTGCTGCCTGATATGTCTCGCCGGCAAAGATCACGTCTTGCTGATACGAGGTATATCTCCAATGCTGGCCCGCAATAACGAAATCGTATAGCTCAGCGAAATCTTCTTGGAGTGTTTTCTCAAGCTCGGTGACGTAACTCATTCCGGATACTCCTCGACTAATTCAATAAAATCAAGGCTGGCATTGGCTATAGTTGCTGTCTGATACGACAGCTTAATGTCGTCGCTATCCAGGCGACAAAACAGCAACTTGCCGAAAAGTGCAATATCTTCCTTATTGACTACCCGACCAAGCTGCTCAGTAATCACCAGGCTGTATGGGTCCTCTTCGTTGAGTCCTTGATTTATTGCGCTGACCTGCCGAGTTATCAGATCGCCATTTTGGAGCAAAAGGAAAATCCGCTCGTATCCACGATAATCCAAAGCCGAAAGATTGGCCTCAATGGCCAATATCGTATCTATCGCAATATAATTTGCCGCAGCCGAGAAGAGTTTTTGCTCAAATATCCACCAAAATGGCGTTCGCCGGCCTCTGACTATGTTGAAAAAATCGAGCAGCGCATATATCTCCGAGCGAGCGAGCTGGGTAAAATTCGTACTCCATTTGAATGGCAGATTAGTCGTATGCGTGACCACTTCACGACGAGTCCCGGTCTCACCCAGAAATTGACGAGAAGCAGGCAAGGCACTTTTGGGCGACTCCTTTACGTCTATGGCAATACGATAAAGCGGATAACCGGCTAGGCCACTCAATGAATCTACCATCAGTCCTTGTACTCCTCAAAAGCAAGAGCATATTTCACAATCTCGGAAGTTACATGCTCCGCGCTCGTAATCTCAGGACAAAACGATAGCAGAGCCGGGAAAACGCCAGTAGACTGGACCGGGAAAGATTTTGACACACTAGACCCCACGGTGATCTCGCTATCTACTGTATTGATGTTCACAATTTCGAGAAGCTCGTAGATAAAAGGATTCTCCAGGTTCAGCAAGAGTACATAAGATGAGTGCTCGAAGAACCAACAGTATTGTAATTCGCTATCCGGATCATTCAAAACAAGGAGAGTTGTCCCTTCCGGGTCTGACAATAGCGAGAATTCCTCAACATAAATTGGCACAGCAAGGAGCATATCCGCATACGTGCGCAAGCGAAAAAGGAAATTCTGCGACTTGAGCAGCTCAAACCAAAAGACTGCTTCCATTTTTATTATCGCTTCTGGCGTAAGTGAACGACGTTGCTCCACATACTTGTTTGACTTAGCGATCACTGTCTGAAATCCTAGATTCATCTGCACGGGGGAGGAAGCATCACATTCGTATGGGAATACTTCTAGGCGCTTGCCAGAAATTTCTATGGTCCAAATATCGCCGTTAGAAAAAGTAAAGGTCAATGTTGTAGACTGGACCGGCGGCCCTTCTTTCAAAATTGTCAATCCATACGTGTAGACCGTTTCACCCGTCAATGGGATCGGCGGAGTAGGAATGTCTAAAACAAAACCTTCGCTATTGCTCTGTGCAATATTCGTAAGAGAAATCGTCTCCTCTCCAGCGTTCCATATCTCAATCTCATAAGCTAAATCATTGCCGATCAGGCCAGCATCAATTTCGGTTGGACTCAGGTAAAGTTTGTCTTCTGCCAAGAGGTCCCATGTAGATAGTGGGAGATCACCGCCCTGTCCCTCAGTGGACAACGTAACTGTCCCATCACTGATAACACCAAGTAAGCCCTCCCCACGCCATATTTCGGCTGGTCTCGTATCTTCTACTTGGTATACTTCTGCCTGTATCAGGGATTCTATAAGATTTCCAGCATGGGCCGTCATAGAATTCTCACTGCAAAGCCTTGGGTATCCACATCTACAACACGCCAGGGAAAGGCAATATACTTCTCACTTCCGTAAGCCAATTCCTGGCCAATTTGTAAATTCTCGTGTTGCAGCCGGTATACAAAATGATGACCGAGCATAAACCATTTGTTATCTGTATCTTTTATCCATATATCTTGTCGTGGAGCGAGTGGGCGCACACTGCTATAACGGTTCTCAACTACTGCGATTCTGCTATACCCCAAAAAATTATCCGCTCCAGGGGTATATTTTCCGCTTGCGCCGCGATATG